ATCCCCAGCTTGGGGTTTGCGCCGGAGGCGTATGAGCGCCGCTACTTTGGCGAAATTAATGGTGCATTGAACGGCTACTTTCGGAGTCTGATCAGCACAATTGGTGCGCTGTTTGGCATAAGGGGTGGCAAGTTTATGAATAACCCCTATGGGGCTTTTCAAGACTCAACAGATCAAGTTGCGGCCAATACAACCACTGCCTACCCCATCACATTCAACACAACAGACTTCAGCAATGGCGTAACGATAGCCAGCAGTAGTCGAATCACTGTGGTGGATAGCGGAATATGGAACGTGCAGTTTTCCATTCAGTTTACGAACACTACAAACGCATCGCAAGATGTAGATGTTTGGTTTAGGGTCAATGGCACAAATGCGGCAAACTCAAACAGTCGGTTTGGATTCGCACCAAGAAAAGGTGTTGGCGACCCATTTCATATCATTGCAGCACTCAACTATTTTGTGAGCTTAAATGCAAATGATTATGTTGAAATCATGTGGAGGCCAACCGATGTGGGAGTGACAATTGAGCAGTATCCTGCCAGTTCTACACCGACACGCCCAGCAGTGCCATCAGCCATTGCCACTGTTTCTTTTGTCTCAAACTTACCGACAATATAGCCATGTACATACCAGTTAAGTTTCCACCAGGCGTTTATCGCAACGGCACAGAGTATCAGTCCACTGGTAGGTGGTTTGACGCCAACCTAGTGCGCTGGTACGAAAACACAATTCGTCCAGTCAACGGCTGGCGTTCAAAGTCAGCATCGACTGTGACAGGCGCTTGTCGGGCAATCATCACTTGGCGGGACAATTCTGCCAATTCCTACATTGGCCTTGGCACTCACTCTAAGCTCTATGCAATGGATGTTTTGGGCGTCTTAAAAGACATCACACCCACTGGATTTACAACTGGCTTTGTTGATGCTACTAGCACAACCGGCTACGGCAAAAACCTTTATGGTTATTTTGCTTATGGCGTACCACGTCCAGACACTGGTCTTGCAAACATAGCCACGACTTGGAGCCTTGACACTTGGGGTGAGTATTTGGTTGGATGCTCTGACTATGATGGCAAGATTTACGAGTGGCAGTTAGGCTTTACAACCCCAACGCTGGCGGCAACTATCACCAATGCACCAACTGGCAACAAGGCTATTTTGGTGACCGCTGAGAGGATTCTTTTTGCCCTTGGCGCCGGAGGAAACCCGCGCAAGGTGCAGTGGTGTGATCAGGAAAACAATACGCTTTGGACGCCTGCCGCAGACAACCTTGCCGGTGACTATGACTTAACTACTGGTGGTAGTCTGATGGCTGGTAAGAGGGTCAAGGGCATCAACTTGCTGTTTACCGATGTCGATGTGCATACAGCTCAATACATTGGTGCGCCATTCGTCTACAGCTTTGATAAAGCAGGATCGGGTTGCGGTTTGATTTCGGCTCAATCAGTGGCGGCGATTGATACGGCGGCGATCTGGATGAGCAAGTCAGGTTTTTTCATCTATGACGGATACGTCAAGCCACTTCAATGTGATGTCTCTGACTACGTTTTCAGCAATATCAACTTGGATCAGCGATCAAAGGTGACTGCTGTTCACAATAGCAAGTTTGGCGAAATCTGGTGGTTTTACCCCAGCAACGCAAGTATTGAAAATGATTCGTATGTGACTTACAACTACCGCGAAAATCATTGGAACATTGGGACATTGTCTCGCTTGGCAGGCACTGACGCTGGCGTTTTTACGCTCCCCATGATGGTTGATTCGGCTGGACAAGTTTACGAGCATGAGGTGGGCTTTGCATACGATGGCGCAACACTGTTTGCCGAGTCTGGACCCTTAGAGATTGGCAACGGCGACAACGTGATGAGTGTGCGCCAAGTTATTCCGGATGAGCAAACCTTGGGTGAGGCGAAAGTGTCGTTTAAGACTAGACTCTTTCCTACAGGTACAGAGTCAACCTATGGGCCGTACACGGCGGCTAACCCTACCAGCGTGAGGTTCTCAGGTCGGCAAGTCAATATGGTGGTGACAGGTGATGTGCTGGCAGACTGGCGAATTGGCGTGATGCGACTAGACATTGTTGCCATGGGTAAGAGATAAAATTCAAGGTATTAAGGGGATAAAAAATGTTTGATATGCTGACTGGTCAATACAAGAATCTAGCGTCAAAGGGTAGGTATGGCGACACCATGCTTGCTCATGTTAATCCTCAAGAGGCTGCAATGTTGCAGTCTATGGGTGGCGCTGGAACTATTAATCCTAGAACTGGTTTGCGTGAGTTTTATGGGGTTCAGCCAATGTCAATTTGGCAACAATTTGCGCCAGAGCCAGAGCCATTGCCATCATTAGGTCAAGCGTTAGCACCTGAAGCAGTAGCAAATATCCCTCAACAATTAGACATAATTAAAGTTCCCGAGTATCGAACTGGTGGTTATGGTGGCGTAACACCAGCCTATGAAAAAGTTAGTGATGAATTTAAACAATATGCAGACCTTGCGCCAGCTACAGGCATGGGCGGTGGTAGGCAAGTTCAAGGCTACACAATACCAACTGACCAAACATTTCAGGGTCAGCCACTTGTTAGCAAATATGACGATAAAGGTAATTTTCAGTATTTGACACTTCAACCAGGCTATGCTTTAGTGCCCGACCCAAATCAGCCAAACATAATGGCTTCTCCATTGATAAATGCAAAAGGACAGCTTATTGATTATGGAGTTTTTGATAACAATGCCAATGGTAATGGTGGCTTTGGTGATTTTTTAAGCAGTGCTATTCAAGACTTTGCCCCAATGATCATAGCTGGGTTGACTGCAAACTACCTACCTGGTCTATTGGGCGGCGGTGCGGCTGGCGGTGGTGCTGCCGCACTTAGCCCCTATGCGGCGCAAGCGGCTGGTGCTTATAGTGGCAGTGCGGCTGCGGCGGCGGCGGCTGCCGCAGGAAGTCTTCCAGGGATTCAAGCGGCAAATTTGGCGCAAAATACGTTGACGCAAGAGGCGCTAAATCGTACTGGCATAACGTATGGAGGTAATGTCACTCCTGCTAATATTCCTACTACTCAAGCCCCTACTCCTCCTGTTGTTGAGCCTGTTGCTACTCCTCCTGTTACGCCTACTAGTGGTTTTCCTCAAGCGCCTACTGGAATTCCACCTGGTACTACTCCTGTTACTCCTCCTATTCCACCTGTTACTCCTGAATTTGTAGGTCCACCTACACCTACCAACATACAACCTTATATTCCTCCACCGACTCCTGGTTTGGTAGATAAAATAATTAGCAATCCAAGCCTTGCAGGAACAGTGCTTGGGGCAGTAACCAGTGCTGTTGGCGCAGCCAATGCGCCTACATCACAAACCGCCACTACAAGCATTGACCCTCAGATCAAGGCCGAATACTTAGCTAACCTTGAGCGAGCCAAGACAACGGCGGCTGGATTAGAGGCAAGACAGATTGCACAGCCTGGTCAGCTTTACACCGATGCAGAGAGCAAGCTCTACAACCTCGGTATGACACCATTTGGTGCGTCTGATATTGCAAAGTTCTACAACCCTTACCAAGAGCAAGTGGTGCAGGGTGCGTTGGGCGACATTGAGCGTACACGCTTGATGCAGGAGCAGGCTAACAGGGATCAAGCAACTAGGGCTAGAGCGTTTGGCGGTTCACGCCAAGGCGTAGTCACTGGCATGACCAACGAGGCGGCAATACGCCAAGCGGCAACCACTGGCGCACAGTTGCGCTCTGCTGGATTCAATACTGCCGCTAACCTTGGACTTCAAGCGCGTCCCATGGACATTGCAGGATTGCAGACTTCACTAGGTCTTGGCACTACACGCACTGCGCTGGAGCAGGCAAGACTTGATGCGTTGCGTAACTTAGGCACTGAGCGTTTGGGCATCACTAGCGGCGCATTGGGGTTACAGCCTGCGAATGTTGGTGGCAGTACCTCTCAGCCCTTGTACAACAACACTGCCGGTAATTTGCTGTCAGGTGGACTGACTGGTGCATACATTGGCAGTTTGTTGCAGCCAAACCAACCAAAAGTTTCTTTAGGATAAATCATGGCGACATACGAAGAAAACCTAGCGCAGATGAGTCAGCCTTATGACTTTGCACCACTCCCCATCAGAGGTGGTGGACAGGGTCGAGCATTCACAGGCTTACTCGGTGACATCTTTGGCGGTGGCGGTGTTAGTGGCTTAGAAGACTATTTGAGGCCAGCACAGACCGAGCAGATGAATCGTCAGGCTCTGTTGCAAGCGGCAATTGCCGCAACACAGGCAAGCGGTCCAAGCACCACACCTCGCTCTTTCATGCAGATACTTGGCGCTGGACTCGCTGGTGGTCAGCAAGGCTATCAGCAGGCGCAGCAGGGGGCTTTGGCTCAATTGATGGCTAAGACAAAGTTAGATGAGGCAAAACGCGAACAGGCATTGCAGAAATACATTATGAGTCGCATACCTGGCATGGCTACAGGCGAAACGCCTACAGCATCTTTGCTTTCTCCTGATCAGCCTATAACTGGAATGCAGGCGGCGTCATTACCTATTTCCCAATTTGGTCTAGGTCCAACCCCACAACGTGAAGCATTAATTGGTAAGACAATGCCACAAGATATGGCGCAAGAGTTGCCAGGCGTTACGACTACGGCCAAGGCAAGACCTGATATTTTTTCAACATTGACGCCAGATCAATTAGTCTTGGCCGCAATGAATCCAAAGACAATGCTTCCGAAAGTATTTGAAGAAAGTCTTAAAACAGAAAGTTTTGCGACATTGACGCCAAGTGAAGTTAAATCACTTGGACTTGATCCTGCTGGAAAGTATCAGCAGAATTTGCGTACTGGTCAGGTTTCTACGCTTCAAGCGGCCAAAGACGAATTTCAAGTAGTAACAGGACTTGAGGCTGAAACTTATGGTTTGAATGGCTCTAGCAAATGGCAAGTTAATAAAACAACTAAACAGGCAACATTAGTGCCACCAGAGCCGGGCGCATTTGGCGGCGGCGTACAGGGTAATGCTTACGACATTATTTTAGATGGCGTTAATAGCGGAAAGACAAATACAGTTCAATATGCACTTGCATATCGTGCTTTGAGCATGCCTGTTCCAACTGAACAAGTCCAAGCTGATGGATCAGTTAAGGTGGTTTACACACAACCAGCACCATTGCCTGCATCAATACCAAAACCTACATTTAGCGGGAAAATTCCAGAAGCAACTAAGCCTGTAACTGTAGTGCCTAGCACTGTACAAGCTACTCCAGCACCAGTTGCCGCAAGAGCGCCTGCACCTGTAGCAGCTCCTGTTGTTTCTGCTGTCGCAGGGACTGCAACACAATTGCCTGCTGGTGTTAAATCAACTCCTTACGCTCCTACTCCCGCACAAATTGGGGATGCAAGAAAGCAAATTCTTACTGCCAATAAACTTATATCAGCAATTGATTTATTAGAAGCAGATGTTAGACAAAATAGTATGCAAATTGGAGGTATGGGAGAAGCTGGGGGTCGTCAAGAAGCATTATTCCAAGATGCAATTTTGCAATTAAAAGAATTGCAAAACCTTGGTGTGCTAAATGGACCTGATGAAAGAATTCTGTTGCAACAATTAGCAGACCCAACAAGTCTAAAGTCATTTATCAAAGGTAAGGGTGGTCCTGAATATGTTCTGTCAAAAATAGCTGAATTGCGTAACAAAGCAAATCGTGAAGTTGATATGATAAATAGTCAGTTCCAGCAACCAATTACAACTCCAAGAGCAGTACCACCTCCAACAACTATTGCACCACCTCCAATAATTAAAGATATTATGCAAAAATATCCAGCAGGGAAACCATAATGTCAGATACAACTATTGATGATCTGTACAAGTCTTTGCAGGCTGCTGATGCCGCT